TGGATCATCACTCAAACCAAGTAAGCAGCATTTAGAGTATTCAAACGAATCTATCCTAAAATTATTTGTGCTATCGAACTCACCTACAACCTCATCTATCTCAATACTTTGAGAGAAGTACACGTTTTTGTCATATGCCGCCTCAAACACAGGACTCATGTGGTTCCATATTATAAATTCTACTTTTAAATATTCTCGCTCTTCTTCTTTGTCTGTATCACAAAACTCTTTTAATTTTACAAATTCAAACTTAGAATCACCAGCAACACACCCAAGAGCTACCGTTAATGGTTCAATCGACCAATCTCGACCCCTATCTTCTATTTTTACGTCGTGGCCACCGATATAATATGACCCATCGCTTTCGTCGAGAATAAGATGTCCCACAACTGGTAAATGAGCTAGTTTTCCATTTGCCTTTAACACAGCTTCTTTTGTAATATTTGAACCATTTCGATTTATGCCAAGACCTAAAAGATAACAGCTCACACGAATTAATTTATCTCCCATTTTTTCAAACGAGAGTGGTTTCATAGTAAATAAAAGACTTTGTTTCTTTTCAACTACTTTTTCCAACAAGCATCACGCTCCTTTCTTTAGCGGTATTTCAGACATTAATTCTATATATCTTTTAATAGTCTGCTTTGATATTTTAAATATCTCTGCCAACGACTCCATAGAATAATTACCTGATAACCACATATTATATACTCCCAAAATTATTTACCTCGCTTTCTTACAATTCAAATTAAAAAGACCTCAGTTTTTATCAAACTTAGGTCTATCGTCTAAATATTTAGTTAATTGTTCTGTTCTTAAAAATAACCAATAAAATCTCTCAGTAGACGGGTGTTTGTTTTTAGCTAGATATTTAAATCCTCTGTCTAACAATTCGCATTTTAGTTTTGGACTATAGCAATAAAATACCTCTGATTTATCTTTCACAAATCATTACTCCTTCAAATTAAAAATAACTTATCAAAAATTCAACGTCCCATTATAAGGACACCAATCTCTTTTTGAAAAACGTCGCTTATCTGACAATAAAGTATGCAGTTTATCAGTATATAGGAAACAATAAGCAACATCATTCCCCATATTATTCAGCATATAATTAGTTCCAAGTTCGTCGCATATTTCATCAGCAACAGATTTCTTTGTTACTAATATAAATTTTTTTGCACCCACAATTTGCACTCCTAAAATATTATTTTTCAGCTTCAACGCCAACGGCTATTTCTACTAAATCATCTGATACTGACGGGTCAACTGGACCAATATTGCACATACGCTTAGACATAGCCAAAAGCTTAATTTGATTATCAAACTTACGACCTATAATATCTCTTAGAATACTTTGGTCTTCATTGCTCATTCCGTTTTCCATCCCAAAAGAAATAAGTCGGTTTATATTGGCTTTTCCGTTTGATTCCTCCGCCAAGGCTTCCTCCAGAAACCTAGTGACCTGATATTTAACTATTTTATCCAAATTTTAATCCTCCTTGCTATTTTCACTTTCTATATTTCATTGCTGTGAACAACTCAACAATCACATCATATAAAGTATCGCAGTATTCAATGTCTATATAATCACTCGTATCACTATAGTGATAGTTTATTTTGATTAATTCTTGTGGAATATTTTGATATTCAATTGTGTCAATTTGTTTATTGAGCTGTTTTAACAATGGTTCGCATTGTTTTATAAATGCTTGTCTTGATTTGTTGTAGTTTGTCATATGCTATACATCTCGATTCTCAGGAAGATTATTTCCATTGTCTCGACTTTGACCTCCTGAATCCGTTAAACTGCCATCATCAAGCTGTGGTCTTCCACCACTTCCAGACTGAGTATAACTTGTTGGTAACACAGTTAAATTAGAAAACACATTAGAAAACAAAGTATTTTCAAGAAAACTCATTCCGATTACGCGGTCTGGTGGATTGCCCATCGCAGCCTCACGTTTAAACTTAGCCAACGCTCCAGTTTGACACTGTTTTAATATAGCATCTTGAACTTCAACTTCGTTAAAGCGTGTTATCCTGAGAATTTCGAGATTAAATTCGTAACCAGAATAGCCAAAATAATCACTAAATTTCATAATAGAATTTAAAACACTCTGTATTTGTTCCATTAATGAAAACACCTTAGTCTCGCTAAACTGTACTGCCTTAGACATATGTGTGCCAGTAGTTCCAGTAAAATCAGGAAAATTACTTTCGTTATTTATATTTTTTAATGTGTTTTTTACAGTGTCTTTTTCGGATGTTACACTTTTAGAAGTTGGAAGAACATCAAGATTAAATGGGGAGGGGAGTACGGCTTTTCCGTCTCCGACTAAATCATTAATTCCATTTGCAAACTTCTGAATAATGGGATCGGTAAACAGAATATCATCATGCTCATTTGGATTATGAGGTATCAACATACTAATTAGCGTTGTAACGTCGTCTTCGTCGCGAAGTAGCCCAAGCTGTTTTGCCTTCAACAAATCCACTACCAATTGAATTAGGTAAAGATACGGAGGCAAAATTTGATTAGTGTAATCTGAGTATTTAACGCAAAACATTTTATCAAACGGAATAGGCGCAAACGCCTCGTCACCCTGTTTTTTCTTGTGTCTACGAACTAATGATGCAATTTCTTTTGGTAACTTCTCAATATCTCTGTCCATAATTCTTGGGGTATTGAGCTTGTATGCCCAATTTCCATGAATCTTTGAATCAATCTTAACCCAAGACAATGGAAAGTAAAAGAATTCCCTTGCATCGCCTTCTTTAAGTATGTACGCACACACCGCGTCTTCTATATGTGCTCTTAATAAAACCCTCTTAAACTCTCTTTCAAAATTAAGTCTTTTAAATTCTGATAAATATTCAATAAAGTCTTTCTCCATACGCTTCTCGTTGTTTTTAGATTTATTAAATGCGACTCCAGTAACATCTAAATTAACAGTATATCGAAAATATGGAGGCTTTATATAAAGATCTATTAACTCTCTGAAAAATCCATATTGATTATAAAAACTCCAACAAATGTCTATAATCGTCTGATAATTTTGAATCGGATTTTGTAATGCTCTCTCTATTTCATCAATAGTAAATCCACGTATTTTGTATTCTATTATTGCCTGAGCCGCGTCGAGTTTACGGAATATGGATACAATATCATAGACTCTCTTCTGTGGTTCTGATAGGTCATTATAAGATATTTTTTCTTTAACTGTATCCGCATTAGATTGTATTACAGTATCTGTTTTATTCTTAGGCGGACGCCCCCGCCTTTTCGGTGTGTTTAATTCTTCTGCAATAGTGTCCACCTACTTTCATCTTCTATTTAATTTATTGTATAATGATGCTTTTTTCCCGTAAGAGAGAATTGATGCTGGATTAATTTCAGTAACCCCTTTAATCTTTAAGTTATTAGTGAACTCATTGATATACCAAAGGAGATAGGCGCAGGCACTAAAACGGTCCTTGTCTAACTTGCGAACAACTCTCTCAACTGTCATCCTACCGTTTTCTAAGTGCTTCAATTTTAAATTTCCTATTTCTTCAAACAATAAATCTGTCTGAACAAATGGCATAATGCCTTCTTTAAAATTTTCTCTATCTTCGGTTGTAAAATCACTATCTTGTCGTTTTTCTAACAACCTTAATCGCCCACTATCAACCATATCAATAAATGTAGTTATAACTCTTGTTTGAACAGATTGTGCCTTTAAATCATATAGACACTTATCTGCATTATTACTCTCTGGTTTGTTGTCAGTATTTATAGTATTCCAACAACCTATAGGCTCTTTTGTGACTGGATCAAAACTCTCCTTTAAGAGTTCGTCAACTAATCCTGCCCCAAGCCCATTTCCGTCAACAATAACCATTTTAGCATTATATTTATTTGCAGTTTTTTTTACTATTATGGCTTGATTGGTAAAATTCAATATGTTTGGAACATTGATAATATTTACAATATCAATAGAAATAATTTTATTATTTTCCTTATTGCGATTTACTTTCCCTACAACTATAGACGACTGGTTGTTGTTTGTATTCTGGCTTCTTGCAACGTCAACGCCCATATAATACTCGTCGTGTTTGCTTGCTACCTCAAACTCGGGCGTAGTTAAGGTTCTACAATTCATTAATTTATTTATATTTACAAGGGCGTTGGTGCTTGTACCAGTCCAACGCCCTCCGTAGTTTTGATCAAATGCAATAGATGACATATTTTTTTTCTTTTGGAGTATTTGACTTTTAGAAGAACCTCTGCCATACCAACAACCCAGCATCCAGTCAGAACCTAAAACAATCTTGCCTTTATTATTAATCATATCTTGAATCATTTGTAAATTGCGAGAATGTTCATCTGAGCTACGCCAACCAGGCGTACTAAAGAAATTTATTTGTTGATTTAGCTCTTCAGGGTTTATAATAGATAGGTTCCCGCATGTATACCTTGATACCTCAACAATCGGCTCTAACGCATCTTCATATAACTCATTG